GCGAAGAGCCTGAGGAGTGCGGCGCGAACTTCCGGGTCTTCGTCGATGGCGGCGACCAGGGCGGCGCGCAGCTCGGCCACGTCGTCGTCCGGGTCGTCGTGGTGGCGGCCTCTGGGGCGCGAAGGCCTCTCGTACACGCCTGCCTCCCGGGTGTCAGGTCGACAGGACGCAGCGGCAGCGCGGGTGGAGGGGCGGCGCGGGTACGTCGGAGAGCCGGTACGGGTTGTTGTCCTCGGCGTCTTCGCAGGCGGCGCAGACCCTGCCGTCGCCTGCGGTCAGGAAGTTCACGCGGTCGGCGCCGATCGATGCGAGGAACGCGAGCAGGCCTGCCATGTAGGAGCCGCCGGTGAGCATGTCGACGCCGAGGGCCAGGTCGGTGCCTTCGTCGAGGGTGTCCTCTGTGTCGTCCGGCCCGGTCGTGGCGGGCTGTCTGGCCAGGGTGCGGGCCAGTGTGCGGGCTGCGGCCATGACGATCCCCGACAGTGCCTTGAGGACGGCGAGGGGCCCGGCTGCGCTGTTGTCCGGTGGGACGGTGGCGGCCAGGTCTGCGAGGTCGGGGCCGCCGGTGCCGCGCTGCTCGGCGTGGATCGCGGCGGCGGCAGCCCACCCGTGGGCGTACGCCTCGCCGTAGACCGCGGTGAGGTAGGCGCGGAGCTGCTCCCACTGCGGGGTGGTCCACAGCAGCGACAGGATCGCCGTCGCGGTTGCGGTGAGGGTGTCGCGGCGCTGCGCGGCGGGGGTGTCGGGGGACTGGTCGGTGGCCTGCTGGACGAGCGCCGACAGGTCCAGGGACTGTACGGCGGCCCGCCACAAGGCGAGGGCCTGCCGCTCGGCCTCCGCATGGACCTTCTCCCGCTGGTCGTAGACCGCGGCCCAGGTCCCTTCGAGGCGGCCGAGCCGCAGTGTCACCTCGATGACGTCGGGGTCGTCCGCGTGCGCGCAGGCGTGTTCCACCGCGGCGACGCATCCGGCCTTGACGCGGTCCGTCATCGGGCCGCCCGACGCCGCCCAGCCTTGCGCGTACGCGGTGCGGGCGTAGGGGGTGATGGGATGCACGCCGCCCCCTCAGGTCAGGCGGGGACCGTGCCGCCGGATCGCGCGGTCTGCTCAAGCTGCGGAACGGGGCAGCTGGGCTCGTGCTGGGCGTTGAAGCCGCCCGTCCCGGTGGGGAACACGGCGTATCCGACGCCGGAGGCCCCGCAGGCGCCGCAGCGGCTGGTGGCGAACGCCAGCCGCGGGAACGGCGTGACGGCTGCCTGGGCAAGTGCGGACGCGACGGGGAAGACAAGACGCCCCTTCGCCATCACCCGATCTCCTTCTTGATCAGCGGGAAGACGTCCTGCGCCCTTGTGGGATGCCCCTGAGGCATGGTCACCTCCCCGCGCCAACAAGCTCCGGCAGTTCCGCGAGAGCCTGCTTGCGGCGGGCCCGGTAGGTGCGCTGCCAGGCCTCGTCGAGCTTACGGAGGTCACGCGCGGCGGCGTCCTCCTTCGGCGGCACGCCCTGAGCGGCGTCGTTCTTGCCACCCGGCCGGTCGTCGGCCGGCAGGTTCGGGTCCGGGCCGACGCCCGCGTATGGGGCGAGTGCGGCAGGGACGGGTGCGGGGGCCGGCTTCTCGACGCCGGCAGGTTCGCCGGGCTCGGTGTCCGTGGGCTCCAGCGCGGTGCCCTTCAGCTTGGCGGCGATCCCGGCCTTCGACGCGGCGTCCATGTCGGACCAGCGGACGATGTTCTGCCGGTCCACCAGCACCGCGGCTTCGCCGCCGTCGACGGGCTGCTCGCCGATCTCGTCCCGGTAGCGGTTCAGGGTGTAGGAGCCGTTGCGGAGCCGCATGTCACGGATGTCCTCCACGACCTTGGAGTCGCGGTAGTCGATCTCGGCGAACTCCAGGTGGAACCCGGTGAGGCCGAACCCGACCTGCAGCAGGTGGTAGTTGACCTTCTCCAGCACCAGGGACTGCACCGGGATGATCGTGTTGACGCGGAGCGTCTTGTCCTGCGACTCGCCCGTCCCGCCGCCCAAGCTCCCGGACTCGACAATGCCGACCTTCGCCGGAGGCACACCGAAGCACGCGATGATCTCGTCGCGAAGCTGCCGGGACGCGTCCAGGTAGTCGGTGACTTTCCGCGGGTCCAGGACCGACACGCTGCCGCCACCGGTCGTGATGACCGGGTTGCCGACAGCTTTGGGGCCGAGGTTGAAGACGGTGTACTTCTCCCGCCACCGCTGAGCGTCGGTGTCGCTGGCATGGTCGAGGTCGACGTGCAGGCGCGGCGGGTCGCCCCGACGGAAGCACTCCTTGATCGTGGCCTCGGTGAACAGCCACGCCGTCACCGGCAGCAGCGCCTTCTGCGCCGGGCTGACACCGTAGGAGCCGCCGCGCGGCGCGTCGAGGCTGATGTGGATGACCTGATCGGGCGTGAACTCGGCCTGCCGGGTCCCGCCGAGCCCGTCGACGTTCTGGATGTACCCGGACACCTCGCCGTGCTCGTCACTGCACACCGTCATCGTTGTCGCGTCGAGCGAGTACAAAGCGACGGGCTCACCCAGGAGCGTCACGACCTCGATGTACGCGTCACCGAACAAGTTCAGGTCGATCACCGCGCTACGGAGCAGCTGGACCATGTCCTCGCGCGGGTTCACGAACCGCATCAGCCTGCGCAGTCGCTCGACCGCGGGCGGCTCCGCGACCTTCTGCCCGTCGGTCGGTTGCTCGTCGGCGACGATCTGCACCCCGCCCGCCGTGACCGTGCGGGCGATCAGGTCGATCGGGGCCGCAACCCACGGGCACGTCAGATACGCCTGGTACAGCTGGTCGAGGATCTGCTGGCGCTCCTGCGAATACGCGGCGGCGGTGCGACTGTTCGTCGGCATCATTGTCGCGCCGTACTCGTAGCCGATGCGCTTCGCCTCGGCCGGTGCCAGATCTGCGGGGGCGGCCTTGGCTTCGGTGGTGCGGGTGAACGTCTCACGGATCCACGACCTCACGCCCACGGGGTGCCTCCCATCGCGACGGGGAAGCCGCCGAAGCTGCTGGGCAGCGGGGCGGGCAGGGACGGCGTGGGCGCGGGGTCGCAGGCGAACGGGTCGAGTTCCGTCGGAGCCTGGACCGGCTCGGGAAAGTGGAACCGCGGCTCGTTGCCGACGTTGGTGAGGAGGTACCGCAGGGCGTCGCTGATGTGGTCGTCGGCGTCGCTGTCGGCGTCCTCCGGATCGCCCTTGGTGGCGTGCGGCAGGTTCGACAGCTCCCGCCACAGCTCGCCGCAGCCGGAGAAGATGTGCAGCTTCGGGCACGTCTCCCAGCCGGCGGCCCGGTGATGCGCGCACGCCGGGGCTTCTGCGAGGTAGGAGTGAACGCGCTGCCAGCCGATCACGCGGGACCCGGCGCCCTTGCCAGCCTTGTCCAGGTGAACGCCATGGTCGGCGTACACCGACGCGATCGGCTTCGCGTCGCCGCGCGTGGCCCACATCGCGTCGTCCGCGTACCGGGCGGCAACGTGCTCGCCGTCGGCTTCGGCGGCGAGGATCCGCCGGGCTTGTTCGGCCTCGCCGACCTGCCGGGCGTACAGCTCCCGGTAGCACCACACGCGGCCGTCCTCGTCGACGGCCGCCCACAGCACCGCCCACGGCGCGCTGTAGCCCCAGTCGACGCCGTTGTAGCGACGCCACGAAGCAGGCAGCTCGATCGGTTCGAGGACGTGCCGGTCACGCTTCAGCTCGGGGAACATCATTCCGGCGAACACATCCCAGTCACCGTCGAGGTAGGCGGCGCGGAGCTTCTCCGGGAGCGCCATCAGGGACTGCCCGTACTCCGCGTTGATGTGCGGGTTGTCGGACAGCTTCGACGGAATGAACCGCACGGGCTGCCCGTGCTCGCCGCGCACCACGGTGTCGCCGTAGTTGGTGGGCTGGATGTAGCGGGCCTTGACCGCGCCGTGGCCGGGCCCGCCGGGGTTCGTTGCGGACCGGATGCCGAGGACGGGGATGTCGGTGCGGCCGGACCGGATCCGGGATTCGAGGAACGAGCAGACATCGGGCGGCGTCAGGGTTCGTTCGTCGAAGGTGAGCTTCTGGTACTGGCCGCCGAGGCGGCGGCTGGCGTCCTTGATGGACTCCGCGTACCGGAACATGATCAGCGAGCCGTTGGGGAACCGCAGTTCGTACTCGGTGCCGTTCCACGACGCGCCGAGGGCTGCGGCGAAGCCGACGTTCGCCAGCTCTGCGAGCAAGGACTCCTTCAGCTCGCCGTAGGTGCGCCGGAACGCGCCGATGCGAATGCCCGGGTGGCGGACGCAGTCCCTCAGGTCGTCCATGACCAGCGCCCGGGACTTGCCGCCGCCGGCCGCGCCTCCGAAGAGGACGTCGTACTCGGTGGCGTCGTGGAAGATCTGCTGGCGCGGCGTCGGGGTGTAGCCGAGCTTGGCGAAGACGTCGATGGAGCGGAGCCGCTCCGTCTCGCGGCGCTGGAGTTCAGCTCGTAGCGCCCGGATCTCCTCCAGCCGTTGCAGCTTCGCGATCATTAGCGGCGAGGAGGTCGACCAGCCGCTGCCGCTCGGCGTCGAGGGCGTCAAGAGTGACCACCTCCATCGACACGCGCTGGGCGGCGTCGAGGCCGAGGAGCTTGGAGCGGCGTTCACCGTTGCGCCTGCGCGCGTCCTCGATCTTCACGAGGCGGTCCACGGCGGCGAGCACCGGGCCGTCGTCCTCCAGCGGCTCGCCGTCGTGCGTGACGACCTTGCCGAACTGCACGGTGACGTGGAACTTGTCGAGGATCCGTTCGACCTTGGCGTACAGGCGGGTGAGGCGTTCCAGTTCGCCGTCGAGGCGCAGGATCTCCGTCTCGCGGTAGACCTCCATGGAGGTCCGCTCCTCGGCGATGTTCTGCTCCAGAGCGCGGCTGAAGTCCTTCGACGCCGCGGTCCGGGAGGCGTATCCGAGCTCCTGGTAGATGTCTTCGTAGGCGCGGCCTGCGAGGCGGTACTTGATGAGCTTGGCGCGCCGGTCGGCGATGTGGGCTTGCTGGGCTCGGGAGACTCCCATGCCGGCCTCCCGTCAGGTCCAGTGCGCTGGTCCGGGCGAGACGGGCGTCGGCTCGGGCTCGGGCAGGGATTCGGGTTCGCAGGTGCACTGGGGGTGCGGGGTGTGGTCGCCGTGCGGCCCGGTGCAGTCGGGCTGGTGGATGAGGGCGGCGTCGTCGAGGCCGATGGCGTGGTCGCCGCACGCGTACACGGCACGGGTGTAGTCCGCGCCGGTGGGCAGCGGCCCGAAGTCGGGCGGCGGCAACTGCGTGTCGCGCAGCACGAACGCCTGCGCGCGACGCTCCTGCTCCCGGGCGAGCTCGACGCCGAGCTCCCGGTCGGTCAGGCGCCTGCGCCACTGCGCGACCGCCGGAGCGAAGCACCGCTCGCACACCAGAGCGGAAGGGGCCGGAAGGGCAGAAGGACCCGGGACCAGCTCGACGAGTTCAGCGTCGGCCGGGTGGGGCATCGGAACAGCAGTCACGACACTCCCTACCTCTCGTACCAGTTCCAGTTGCCGCTGATGCGGGCTGGGGTGAGGTTGAGCTTGGAGTACTGGCCGACGATGGTCTGGGTGGTGGCGCCGTTGATGTGCTCGCCGGAGGCGGCGGCGACGGTGACGGTGTTGCCGGAGGCGTCGAGGCGGATGATCGTGAACTTGTTCGGGGTCCACGCCGCGCTGATCAAATTGAGGGTGACGTTGCCTGCGGTGGCGTCGACGAAGATGGTTTCGTCGAGGACCGTGACCGCGTACGGGGACGACGCCGAGGTGACCGTGGTGGTGACCGAGCCCTGCTGGCCGTTGCGGATCCGCAGCCCGGTCGGGTTGGACACGCTGATCCCCGACACGGTGAACAGCCCGGTCAGGACG